AACGAAATAAGGAAACCAGATAACATGAAGACATTTAAACAACATTTAAACGAAGGGACTGACAAGGAGATGCTTGCAGCTATAGAGGCACTTCACAAGAAAGCCTTTCCAAAGGGTTGGTTCAAAGGTAACGTAAAAAATGGTTTAGGTGGTGGACACACAATTTCATTTAGTTTTGGTATTGTTCCAGAAAATGAAGTACCTAATAAGATTTTAGATAATGATCCTGGCATTCACCAATTTGTTGTTCATATAAAGGAAGATGAATATGAAGCTAAATTTCTTCGTGGTGGTGTGTATATTGTACCAGAAGAAGGCGTAAACCTTGCGATGCAGAAAGTTAAGACTAAATTTCGTAAATCTAAAGGTTCTTATGACAAAGTATTAAAAGGATTTGCAACTTGGTTTCCTAAAATGAAAAAGATTGTAACTGACAACAAAGATAATATCTATGGTGGTGATAGATATAGTAAAGGTGTATTTTAATATGACAGAAGAAGAGTGGGCAATACTTCAAGGAATGACACATTCTGAACTTAACAAATATAATAGGTTAAAAAGAAAAGAATTTAATAAGAATTCTGATCAACAAAAAAAAGAGAATAAAGCACCCAAATTAAAGGATACCCAATCGACTCCTCTCTAAAAATAAACAAAAAGGTTTGGTCTTTGTTTTCAGACGAAGAGATGACTGACTTTGTTGATGCTGTTTTCAACCACTACAGGAAAGAGGGTTTCCCCTACTTCCCTACGGACAATGATTGGAGACGCTCTGAGATAGATAAGCTGGTAAGGTATGACCACACTAGGTGCTTGGATGTGGAGGCTCAACTCATCAAACAATCAATGCATGGTCTGGCTTTTTGTTGGTCGTTCCACCCCCACCACTACGAGGTTCCTTGCAACAACATGCGTACCGTAATGGAAGCTTTTTCTGATGATGAGATCTTCCGAAGAGTTATTGAAAAGAGAATCAAGATGGGTGACAACATGAGCGATAACGGTATACGTAAAATGCTCAAAGTTTTCACAGGAACCCAATGCGTTTCTAATTTCAGACCAACAGCTTCCGCAAGCATCTACACCCACTTCCTACCTAACGGAGGAAAGACATGGGATATGTCAGGCGGATACGGAGGAAGATTACTTGGAGCGTGGTTGGCAGGAGTAGACTATGTAACTACAGAACCTTGTGGTAAAACCTACGATGGTCTGAAAAGAATCTCAGAATTCCTTTCCTTCGATTGCGAACTACTGAAACGAGGCAGTGAGGAAGCCGATCTACCTATACATGACATAGATCTATGCTTCACCTCTCCACCTTATTTTGATTGTGAGAAGTACAGCGATGAACCAACCCAGAGTTACCTTAAGTTTCCAACACGTGAAGCATGGCTAAACGACTTTATGGGACAAACCATATCAAACTGCTACTCTGCTTTGAAGCCTGATGGAACCTTGCTACTTAATATCCAGAACGTCAAATCTTATCCTGACCTAGTTCAGGATATAATCTACCTATGTAATATAAAAGGGTTTAATTGCACAGAAACTTGGGGATTACACCTGAGTAACTTAGCAGGAGGGGGTCTTAAGACAGAACCCATATTAGTGTTTAAGAAAAACGAAGGAGGAAGCACACAATGAAAGCAATGGTCGGAATAAACATAAACGTCTGGGAAATAAATCAGATCAGAGAAGGCATCTCAAGGGAGTTCGACCTAGCCAAAGCTAAGTAATAACTAATACCCAGCTAGGCAGTGCAACTAACTAACTAGGCAATAGCAGTCTTATTCTCTTCCCACTGCTGGCTGTCCACATTCTCACGACTAGCTGAGTTAATGCTATCTGAATTCTCCTCACTCGCTTGGAAATTAGACTGGATTATATCATTAGCATGCTCAGCATTTTCTTGGCGTAATAATCTCACTTCATCAATCAGCTCACAATAGGATAAGCCGCTGCCCTGATTTATAGTAACAGGGATTGTTCTGCCGTCAGGTAAAGGCACTGCCGCTTCAGCACCGGCCTCGCCAAATATGGAAGCCTCAGTAGCGATGCCGCCTTTTGCGAAAGGCTGAAAACCATATGATATACTCCATTGATTTGTTGAGCCAGCAGGCCATCCCATTGCCGTATCAATCCTCGCAGCCGAAATATCATATCCCCGTACTTCGTTGTACAACTGTGTCGGATCAGTTCCGACTCGACTTTGCATAAAAGATCTAATATCTTTATCAGAGAAGACAACAGGATCCGGTGTCGTAGCCGGTCCCCAAATACTCTCAAAAGTTGGGGCTGTCCAGGTAGGATCTATTGTTGTCACCGGATCAATGGATCCGCCACCAGTACTATTATTATTACCAATTGGAACCCATTGACCACTTTGAAATAATGCTATTGCTTCTATTACAAAGCTAGTCGATACGTCATATAGGTTAGCTATCTGATCAATAAACTCGTTGTATATCTCCTCAACTTGCGAATCAATACTTAATAAATCTAATTCATAATCCAATGCCTTCTCATCTTTGATAATATCTAATATATCGCTGATATACTCAAGTTCACTTACTGCGGCAAGTGAAGCCTCTGCATTGACTTGATCGTAGTTCTGAACATCAACATCTGTTAACCCCTCTAATGCGTTAGTCACCATATCAAATATCTGAGTATATTGATCACCAGAAGCAAAGAAGTCTCTTGCATTAGTTAGATACTCATCAGCAAAAGTAGTAATATTGGCTAGTGCATCTAAGTCACCGCCCTGAGCTAGTTCAAGTTGCTCAGAGAACTGATTTTGCGACTCAGTTAGTTGCTCTCCTGGCGTTAGGGTTGTTAGTGATTCATTTAGTAATATGCTTTTTAAGTAATCGCGTATACTTTTAATTGAATCCTCAAGTGACTCTGCGGCTGAAATCTGCTCTTCATAATTACTCATGACCAACGACTGTAAACTAGATGCTGCTGATAATTGCTCATCATAGTCATCACTTGTCAGCATTGTTTCAAGTAGCCTTTCTTTCTGTATCTCTGCTAATGAATCAGGATTAGTGATTCTGGTTATATCATCTGTAATGCTTAACTTTTGACTTCCTAATGCCTTATTAAAATCTTCAAAAGTTTTAGTGATTCTATCTTTAGCGTCTAACACTGCTCTATTACCCGTACTAAGACCAATAACAATAGATGCTAAAGCTTGTTGATAACTACCACCTGCGCTAATAACTTCTTTAAGAGTTTCTATGAAATTATCAGAAATGCCATTTAAACTACTTTCTAGTTCACTATCATCAAGTCTATTAAAATCTCTTTCCAGACTATCTATCAGTCCACCAAGTGATGCTTCCAAATCTTTAAATTGCTTATTTACCTCAAGCCATGCAGGAGCTAATGACAATAAATTAGCAAGCCATTTTGCGCCTGCTTCTGAATTAGCTCCAAACTGTTCTATTATAGCTGCCTTCAAAGCATTAAACTCTTCTATTGTTCTAGGCGTTTCTACACCAAAACGAGTAAATTGATCGTTTAGTTTTTTAAAAGCAAGTTGCGCCTTTTCTGATGATGTTAAGAACCCATCTATATAGGCATCTAAGTTCGACTGCATCTCACTTACACCACCAGAAGCTCCAGCAAAACTTGATAGATCAACATTACTACCAGCACCAATAGCCATTAGTGAGAGTTGAGTATTACGCAAGTCCATCCATGTGCTTGCTAGTTCTTCTCCGTCACCAGCTAGAGACTCCATCACCTTATGTACATTATCAAACTCTGTGTTTGCCAATATTGTTTGACGCACCATTTGTGGTAACACGTCATTTTGTTTATTCTGAACATCCATAAAGTTAATAGAAGTTAATCCATACTGGCTTAATATATTTTCTGCTTGTTCAACCTCAGATGTAACACGTACAAATGTCTCGAATAATCCTTCTCCTACCTGCTGGAAAGCATCCAACTCAGGGAAAACTATTTCAACTGCTTTATCTCCTTCAGCACTGAAGTATGCAGAGATAGCTTCATTTATTTCATCTTGATCAAGTCCTTTAAAGTCAATTAATGTAGAGGATAATACAAGCCCTTCAATCTGCTTAAGTACATCTCCGTTATCTAATGGTCGAAGAACTTTTGAACCTTCAATAATTACATTAACCGTATCATTAATAATATCATTGAGCCAATTACTTATAGTTCCATCTATCTCTGCAAAAATATTAGCTGTAAAGCTATCCATTTTTGCAAGTCCCTGTATTGATGTAAACTGATCGACTACACCATAGTAGTACGTTTTAGCACCATTTTTGAGAATATCGCCAAATGTCTGATCTTTAATATCAAACCTACCAGTTTCTTCATTAAAGTCAGTAGGCGCACCAATTGATATGCCAGCAGCTTTTATGTTTTCACTATCACCAGTAAGAAGTTGTGTAACAGCATTTGCCACTCCACCTGAAAATATAGCCGCAGTAGTATCGAACCCCTTGTTGATTGCGTGAGCTATGCCACTTTCCTTATAAGCTCCTTCAAAAAACCCAGTCTCGTCAAAACCTAATGATATTATTTCTCCTGACAAAGCTGCTAATTGCAAAGGGTCATTGGCAAAGCTTTCAAATTGCTTAGACCTACCTACTTCAAGTCCTAATTCCTTAGTATTATTATCAATGTTCTGTAATGATATTAGCATTCTTGAGCTATGTTCATTACCAATTAATGCGTAATCCTCAAGCAACTCCATTCCATTGCCCAGCGACTCAGAAAACGCATCACTATCACCAAGTACAGTTCCTTTTCCTTGCGTCTGCTGCACTTCAGAAGGCCCAGGGCTTGCACCTAGAGTTGCCATCTGTGCACCAATAAAAGCTAGTTGGACAGCAACAGCAGCAGCAGTAATAGCTGCTTCAGGCCAACCACCTGTTGCAAGCGAGCGTATAACAGCAGCTACACCATTGACTGTTGCTGAAATTAATGTCATTGCCAATGATTTACGCTGTAGCTTTTCCTGTTCTTTACTGCCCTCTTCTGCGGCAGCAGCTTGTGCTGAGTACATACTAGCTAGTGCGCCAAATGTTCCACCAATCATATCAGCAGCATTCAATGCTGTATCCATAGCAGTGGATGACCCAGCTGTAAGCCCCCCTAGTGAACTAGTTGCATCGTCAGCACCCTTAGAAACCCCTGAAGTTGCGTCACCAGCTACTTTTGCCTTTCCTTCAAACGTATCAAGCCCGTCATTAATATTGGCAATAGCAACTGCCGCTCCAACGCTTATAATAGGGCTTTCAGCTGCAACGGCAGCCGTTGACTTAGTTTGAGTTTCTATTCCTTTTATTGCGGCTGTGGCTATCTTCCCTGTGTTCTTAGATTCAATCCCTGCTTTTTTTATCGGATCTACAAGTCCTTTTTCTATTATATTCTCACTTTTCGATACAGTATCAAATGTCTTTTTGAAATCTTTTGATACTACTCCTAAGTCTTTCTTTATCCCCTTGGAGTCGATTTTAACCTCAATCAAAAATGGAGAGATTTCCATGTTATCGAATAGAGCGTTTATCTGCTCTTCAAGCCCACCTTCATCCTGGATACCAAAAGAACTTGTGCTAACATCCCTGCGACTCCCCTTTCGGAACTCATCGCCACTAAGTCCAAATTGTGGGTTGCGGGGTATCTGGGGGGCACTATCAGCACCTGGGAGATCAGCAGCCGCATCTCTTAACCTGAGTATATCCTCAAGGATATTCTTAATTTGCTGAGCGGATATCATTACTTCATCTGTAAATCCACTAAAACTACCAGTTACCTCTTTGATACCACTAGCCATAGATGAAAACCTATCGATTTCAGCTTGCTTAAGATTAGCCTGAGTAGCAATTTCTTCTTCAAGAAACCTGATTGTCTGCTTTCTTTCAAGTATCTTGCGCTGCTTTTCCATGAAATCAAGGATGATATTTGTAATATCCTCAACAGCACTTAATACAGCATCACCGCCATCGATCTTGTCTATTCCAACTCTTAGAGTGTTTTCATTAAGCAATTGTTGAGCTTTCTCTAGTTCACCATTCAGAAGCTCTTTATCCAAAACAACTTTAAACTTAGTTAGCGCATCTTTTACTTGGGTTGCATTAAGTTGTTGATCAACCAATCGTATCTTTTCTTTTTCAACTCTAACTTCCCGTAATGCTTTTGTTTGATCTAATAGCGTACCATTAATAGCATTAATCTTATCTCTCTCAAGACCAAGAAGCACAAGTGACTGTTTATAATTTCTATTATTATCTCGTATTGCTTCGCTTATTTTATTTTTAGCATTAACATGATCTCTAACATGATTTGTTATTGCTTTTAATTTCTCTTCAATTTCTTTTAGTTCACCCGCATTAAATTTATCCGCTAACTTCATCTCGTTAGCTTTTTCTTGAAGCATATCAAATTCAATGACTAAATTATTGATACCTTCCTGTAATTCATCAGTGGTGAAGCCAGCTATGTCAGCTTTCGCTTTCTTAAATGGTGACATTCCTGCAATTTTTCCAAACAGACCAACTGTCCCTTTTAATACACGATTGGCTTCCCATAAAGAAATTGCATATAACTCATCTGCTTTACTCATTTTTAGCTTCTGAATTCTAGATAATTCATAAGCTCGCGCACTTAATGTTAGTTGTTTATTCTCATCAATCAACGCATCAAAGTGTGACAGCACGGCATCTTTTGCGCTCTTGGTAGCCTCTGCATTCCTTTCTTGTGCTTCTGCTCCTGCCTCTAATGCTCTATTGGTATCCCAGATAGCAAGTTGAGCAGATAATGCCCCATCAGAAAAGCCTATCTTTGCAAGTCGGTACTCTTCATATGCTCTTGCGGAAATCGTCAGGGCGATATTCTCATCAATAATAGCACCCTGCTCTTTTTTTATTGCCTCTGCCATTGCCTTTGCGGCTTCTTCTGCTTTATCTGTCGCTTCATTTAACAGAGTAATAGCAGCGGCTTTTGCCTTGATTGCCTCTGGCGTATTTACTTTCTCAAACTCAACAGAAGCATTCCTTGCCTTGATTAGTGCAGCATTAGTTGCTTCAAATTCTTCCTTTATCTCATTAAAACTAATATCGGATATTTGCCCAAACGCATGTAAGAATGATTGCCAAGCAAATGCTGCTCCATTAATAGCAATAAATAGATCTTCTATAATTGCTGTTGATAGGACTCGAACCCACGTTACATTTTCACGTAACCACGATCCAAGTTGCCACCCTGCAAATCCAGCAATTACTAGACTTACAGCGATATTAAGGAGTCCAAATGCTAATGCTGCTCCACTTGTTGCTTTCCCTAGCAACCCAGTTGATATAGTGGCTTTCTTTTCTGCATTGCTTAGAGCAGCAGTCGCTGCCGCTGTTTTAGATCTAGCCGCTCCCACCCCTGCTTCTGCGGCAGCCGCATCTGCTGATAAAGATATATTTAATGCTCTTGCATCTGCTAAGGCAAGCTCAGCACGGTCGAGATTCACAGTGGATGCTGTTGCTCCTGTCATTGCCTCAACTATAGCAACATTAGCCCTAGCTAATGCAACCGCACTAGTTGCAGAAGCAACCATTGCTTCTGAGTTAGCTAATTCAGAAAGTGTGTGTAAAAATGCGGCTTCAGCAGATACTTCGTGAGAGGCTGCACTAACAAAGTTAGCTTCCGCTGATGTGACTGCCGCTGCTGATTGCAGTCTTGATGTTATTAAACTTGCTTCAGTGGCTGCATTATTTTCTATCACAGCAAGTGAGTGAGCAGCCACTGAAGTGATAAGTTTTCTGCTATAAACAGCCATTAGTATGTATGCGAGTGTTTTAGCCGTATCTATTACAGCACTCATATTATGTGCAATAAAGTCGAGTCCCGCTGCAATACTAGTCGTTGCTCCTGATACTTTGTTTGCACTAGCTATGTATTGTCCAAATGCAGTATCTATATTTTGCATTGCCCTTGCTACAGTTACAGGCATTTGTGCAAATTCTTCATCTATTGTTGCTGACATCTTAAGCATTGCATTCAAAACTTTCCTTGCTGATAGTTCGCCATGCTCAGACATTTTACGCAACTCACCGGCAGATTTACCTAAAGACTCAGCGAGTACTTGCTGTATTCTTGCCCCGTTTTCCGCAATAGAGTTAAACTCATCACCACGTAATATACCGGAAGCCAATGCCTGCGACATCTGCCTGATAACAGAATTTGTTTCCCCTGCTGTCGCACCAGAAATCGTGAGTGCTTTAGCCAGTGTTTCTGTGAATCGAGCAGTGGTTTCAATAGTACCACCCATTTTTTCAATTGCTTTATTAGCACGAAAGAAAATGGTGGTATTTGCTTCAAATGAAGTTCCTGTACGCATGGACATATCCACGAGCATCTGGTTTGACTTTACATAATCTGCATTTGTTTTTGTAGCAACACGAATTCTTGACTCAAGGAGGGTCATCTTGTCAGCAAGTGCGACAGTCTGAGTTACTGTATGAACGAACGACAGCAACGAGAGTGATGCCGCAAGATGCTTAAATGCACTTCCCGCGTTAAGCACATCACGCGACAATACTTTTGACGTTCTTGATACTGTGGTTAAATCTTTATTAGCTTGGCGGACTTGTGATGTATCAATTCTAATACCTAGAGTTGTAAAGTCCGCCATAATTTTATTACCTTTTCTTAATTGCTAATAAATCTAATCTTTTTATGATTTGTATATCTTGTGAAGTGGGATCATATTCCATTAGATCCTTCCACGCTTTAATTTCAGTATACGTAATAGCAAGCGCACCCTCCATTCCGTACTGCCTTGCATTATGTAACTCAATGAACCATTCCCATAGATAAAAAACAGGGTATGGCACAGTGAACTTTTCTAGCTGATATGGTTTAACGCCTGATGACTCCCATACCTTATTATAGTGGTCGCGTAAGCAACCACCACCTTTCATCGGATGACTTAATTCAAAGTTATCGTCTGCAAAGTTGAGCAATTCATCTACTTGCTCTTTCCAAAGTTTCCCAAATCTTCGCTGAACTCTCTTACTTGCTCAACGATTAATGGGTTTTCTGTGCAGGCTTGTAGAGAAAGCTGTGTTGACCACTCTTCATCAATACCTGTCCAGCCTACAATTCTTTTACTGATTAATTCATTACCAAAATCAATATCATCTTCAACCATGCGTATTTCAGTATTCTTACCACGCTTTTCACGTTGGTCATCCTGTCTACGTCTGGCATTTAATTTTTTGTTTGTCCATTTCTGCACTTCAGGAGCGTGTGCGCCCAGCACCATAAAAGTAATCCCTGTTTCTTCGCCCATTTCATCAAGAAATGGCATCTCTTCTGCATGAGAGCATCTATTGACTACATTTAGGGACGCAAGGGAAACGGATGATTTAACTTGTACTGCTTCTTCTTTAGACATTATTATAAATCCTAATAGAGTTACTAAAATGCCAGCCCATTATTGGACTGGCATGTGTTTTAGCAAGGGTATTATTTTAATACAAACTACTTACTTACTATATGTTATACAAACGCACTATCTTGAATTGAAATAGTGGTTAGGTGAGATGAAGTACCGGATCCACCTGCTGTGTTTTCTAAAGCGACATACGGCATAGTCATAACAAGACCTTTTTCACCGTCATCTTTAGTTGCACCACCCACTTTAACGCGAGGCATATTAAATACCATCACATCAGAAGTAGCCGTGTTGTCAGTTGTGAAAGCAGCAACAACAGATATTTCAGTTTCATTATTGAAATAATCACGCATTGTAGCGTCTTGAAAAAGAACAGTCATACTACCTGTTACTTTGATCTTCCCAAACTGTACGTCAGGTGCTACGTTAGAGCCTACAACAGCTCCAATTGAGGATACGTTACCATTCGCTGCAACATCGAATCCAGTAATCAGCCCTACTTTAACGCCTGCAACCATAACGAATCCATTAACACCGGCAAGAATACTACCTGTTGATGATGCTGTTGGAGTTGTAAAGTATGCACTTGTTGAAGTCTCCATATCAAGACCAATAAATGGGAAGTCAATTGTTGCCAACCCTGTTGGTGGTAATTTAACATCAACTGAACCCACAGCACAGTCAGTGAACTGTTCTGCCTGAGTAATATCACTAAAGTCATGCTCAATAGTCCAGTAATCGCGAGTATGCCCAGACTGAGGGATAATAACTTCTTTACCCTGTGTAATGCCCGTGATTGCTGCACCTGCTGACTCAGCCACTATATCAGTGCTATCAAGCGTAGTTACGCCCATATCTGTTGCAGTTAATGATGTGATTAGGAGGTTGTGATCGTTATTGGCTGTTGCTGTTGCGAATCCAGTGAATTGAAGTACCTGTCCAATCTTGAATCCTAGCGTTAGCCAGTTACCAGCAGCCGTTGAGATGGTTCCTGTATATGTATCCGCGCCATCACTTGCAGCAGAAATATCAGATAATGCAGAAGAACTAACAGCATTACTTGCAGCGGCTCTTAACCCAGACTCGATAAAGCCTTGATAAGTACCTACTGATAGTTCGCCTGAGATAGTACCCTCAACCTTACGTAGTCCATGACGCATATCACGAGACTGCTGAGACTGTATAATCTCTGCACTTTCGTATGTGTCTTTGGATAAATCAAGGTTGGATGTAACTCTACGCATATACTGTGCGCCAGAAGCGGTAGCTTTAGTACCTAGAGCGGTTTGTTTCTTTGCAACGAGTAATTTGAATATACCACCAGCAATAGCCATTTTTATTTACCTATATAGTTATAAGCAAGATGGCTAAGACTGAGGCTTGCGATGAGATAATGCAAACGAGAGATAATGCGAGCTTGTTTGTTAAAAAATTAAGTTCTCTTTCTTTTCTCCATGTCAAGATGACGTAACCACGCCCTACAGACAATAGATGAAAATTCTTTTAGTTCACTTAGATCATGATCGTCTGAATGTAGTACGTTTTCATCCAGTTTCTTATCTAAAGATGATAGTATTCCTTTTACTTGCCTAATTATGCCTTTGCAAGTGACTATTTCATATTTTGTCATGTATTTACGATTTTACACTAAAAAGGTAATGACAATGTATTTTTTTATACTTAACCTTTAATCAAAACACATTTGAATAGAATTGAATACGAATTATTGTCTTGTATCTATCTCCATCTACATGCCCATCAATGATTGATGGAGTTGCATTTATAATGACTGTTACGCCATCTTTAACAAATGATGCACCTCTAAAAAAGGTAGTGCGTATTAATTCAGCACGTAGCTGGGATGCAAGTGTGCCTGTTTCAAGTCCGTACATTAGATCAACTTGCATAAATCCAAGCTCTCTATGCACAGATCCATATTCATTATTTTCTGGATTGGCAAACTTAACCCATATTGCTTGATAATTAGTTCCTGTGACTGGCTTAAACGGCACATTCTCCCATGCTGTACTGATAGTAGGACTAATGCCATTAACGGCTGCTTCTAGTGCTTGTCGTATACTTACTGTACTCATTACCTAACTCCAACCATTGCTCTATCAACTACTCCACTAAACTCAACTAATGTAAGTCCAACGATACCTGCGGAGTGACGGTTTGTTTGCCAACTATGCCCATGCTCTAATAAATTTGCATAGCTTAAGTTATTAACCAGATAATATACTTTCCCTGCCGCATGTAATCTAGGCAGTTGGCTTTCATGTTCATTAACTGTCTTACCAACTGTACCCAAGGGGCTTTTGTCGAACTTCTCTAAATCTTTACCGCTAGGCTGAAAGTTAATGCCTAGCATCCAGTTGCCCTTGAAGCGTCCAGTAAGAATAGGACTCCGCATTGATACACCCTTATCAATATTCATCACTACGTCTTTAACAACCGTATCCTGCCTACCTTTCTGTGTATTTACCCATGCTGATATATCAACAAACTCAACCATTTTCTATACCCTCAAGTTAAGTTTATACATAGTCGCTACTGTACCAGCAGGATTGATTTCTATGAGTGGTTCTTTTATTGTATAATTGACCGTATCAATAAAACAAGTATCATTAATTTCAGGCTTTGTAATACCTGTTGCGCTAAGTAATAACTTTTTATCACCTGAAATGATTAATGTGCCATCAATCTCACGCGCACCGTGATCGAGTAAAGCACCTAAGCCTGCCTGAGTGGTAGTAACAACAGGTATCAGCCCTGTAGCGGGGTCATACACACCTTGCTCTGTGTGTGTAAGGATAAGTGCTTGCCCAAATGATTCAATTAATTTAGTTGCTGTTGCCTGTGATTTTGAATAGTCGAATTTAGCCATTATATTGCCTCTCTAAGCCCTATCAACACGCCCGATAATGTTGCCACTACCATTAACGCCATTCATTAGATAAGGTGCAAGTAATTTATCAATAGCACTGTATTTAACCGCATTACTCCCTGCGCCATTGTCAGCGTACTCAACTTCCAGCGCATCTACTTTTTCTTTAGTCGTAATACGACCGCCATCACCCAGTAAAGAACCGGCATTAGCTTTTAATGCAAACTCACAACAGGCTCGCTGTACTTCAACAGGCACAATAGCATTAGAGACAAGTGTGCTACCATCTATATAGACGCTATCTCTAGGCCAATCTAATGCTTGAGCATTAGATGTTAGATCATTAACGCGCAATCCCTGCCATAAGTTGCGATACTGCTGCATCATATAGTCAGTCGCTTTTCGCAAATTCTGTTCTTTTACTGACGTTACCAAAGGTTCCCAATCGCTGTTACCACGATCAGAGTGATAAGTATTTGCATAAACTATAGTTACATAGCTTTCGCTATCTACTTTACCTGTACCGTCCTCAGAAATTATACTCATTTATCTAATGCCTTATTGATAGTATTTATTTACTTCGCGCTTCTAAATATGTATTTGAGCCTATAAGCCCACTTATTAGCTTCATCAAAAGCGACTGTAATCAGTTTGTCTTTTTTCATTTCATTTCATTTTACTTCATATATTATCGTTAGTAAAATTACGCCTGGCTCATCCTGC